ACCGATTAGTATTTTGTGGTCCCAAAGGGACCACATCAACACAGCAAATGACTTTTAAACAACACAATTTACTATAAATTAAATTGTATTGCGAATTGATGTGGTCCCAAAGGGACCACAAAATACTAATCAGTGCACCCTTAGGGAAGGATCTTAAGGAAACCGTGGGTTTCCTTAAAAGGAGGGGTCCAAGGGGAACCTTGGTTCCCCTTGAGGGATCATAAGGGAACCTTGGTTCCCTTAGAGTAATTCGATTTTCACCTTTCCATCACCCGTGTCAATCAGCGTTGCTTCCAATTCCATTGTTTCGGCATTGTACAATTCATTGGTACCGCGTTTCCGAATATATTTGGTTCCATTGATTTTCATGGTGACTCCCTTAATTGTGTCTTTATTTACATTCAGTGCAGTTTGTTGAGTCGCATCTATTTCTAATACAGGCAGCGATGAAAACTCATTTGACGCCACTTTGCCAAAGTTGTAACACACTAATTGTTCATCGCCACTGCTGCCTTTTTTCGACCTGTGTAAACTGCAATCCATAGCAGTCTCCTTCACTGCTTTCAATATCTGGCGCGTGATTTCGTCTTTTTTGGTCGACAATTCAAACAAATATTCATCTGTAGTGACTGGGCGTTTGTCTCTGCCAATATCTTTGGTGCGCAGTTCAATATTCTTCTTATTTGTTTGCTGTTCTTCTGAAAGCACCGACAGATAGAGGAATACATGCACATCGCGCAATTCTTCCGGCAAATTGGAATGACTGCAAATACGGCGCGCACGTCCAATGACCTGTTCCATTCTTACAGGATGCCAATAGGGTTCCACCACATGGACATAACGCGTGTTTTCCAAGTTGATGCCTTCAGCACCCGAGGCAGTAATCATAAACACCTTTATGATTTCTCCCATGTAATTATTATTTGCTATTTTCTCCAATGCGACCTTTATTTGCGGCGGCACATTTGTCCAATTGCTGTTGTAAATGTTTCGCACGATTTCCTTTTCCTCCGTGGTTTCCGTGCCCGTGTACAACACAAATCGCGGTTTGCCTGCGTTGCCCTCATTGCCCTCATCGTCTGCATCATCTTCTTTAATTGCCCAGTCACCACCTTGTTTGACTAACTTGAACTCGGCATACCCATTTGCCTCCAATATCATCTTTATGATCTCTATTCCCTCCATGGTTCGAAACTGACTGTATATTAAATGCAATCCGGCGTGCCTGTCATCCGTGACATTGTCCAATAATTTGCACATTTTGTTGCTATACATTTGTAGGTGGTCTCTTGCCAAAAATTCACTTTCGCGGTCTTTCACATATTTGAGCGCATGTTCAATTTGCGTCTTATAGGCAGAATCCTTGGATTCTTCGCCGGTTTCGTCATCCACTTTGGAGGCGTCAATATCGTCTTCAGATAAATCTTCTTCATATTCCATTTCGGCGTCACATTTTTCGGGATGCAAAATGCAATCATATGCTTCCTGTATTTCCTTGAATTTTTCGGCATCACCTTCTCCTTTGTCGGGGTGATATTTGAGCGCCATTGTTCGATACGCCTTTTTGACCTCTTCTTCGTCAGCATCTTTTTCAAGTCCCAATGCCCTGTAGAAAACTTCTTTGTTGGGTTTCTTGCCAGAAACATGGGTTGATTTTGCTTCGCCCAATTTTTTAGGTGGCATAGGTCTGCCGGGCGGGTCCGGAAACGCAAAATTGCAGAACGCGCGCGAAAACACACGATATGATGAGGACAATTCCTTGTACAATTCACCTGTTTGACCGCCACCCCCACCTCGACCCCTTTTGCGTTTTTTCGCATCTTGGTCGCGTTCCGTCTTGCGCGCTGCAGCATACATGCCAAATTGATAGTCATTCATCTCACAAGGCACTATAGTGAAATCGGTTGCTTTGTTATATCTGGGCAGCAATTTCTCTTGCGCACTCTTGAAATAAGAAGTGAGACCAATGATTCGCCGTTGAAACAGGTCGGTATTTTTCATAATTCCCGTGTCGGGGTCAATAAACATGCTGAGGAATGCATCCTTGTCGTCGGGTAATGCTGTGTGATTTACGGTTACAGGGTTGCCCTGAACACTCACCTTGTGTTTCTTCAAAATGCGTTTGATGGTGTCTTCGAAATCGGCATCGCTCATTTTGCCGTCTTCGCCTAATGTGACGCCGCCATATTTGTCGAATTCGTCGGGTTCTTCGGCACCTTCAACAGCACCGGCACCAGGAGTTCGGCGCTTCTTCACATTCACAAACCCATAGGGGTTTCGCGTCACAGTCAGTTTATTGCTACTGTATTCCACATAATCATACAGGTTGAACTTGTCTTTATTGAACCATTTCAGAATCTCGTCGCGACTAATTTTTTCGCTGGTATCCACTTTCACATTAAATGTCCATGTTTTGATATATCCGCGCAACATATTAAACATGATGGCAATCTCGTTGGGGTAATTGATGATGGGCGTGCCCGACAAAAACACCACTTTGGCGTTGACCGCGCCCATCAAATATTTGTATAATTTCACGGAATTCGATTGAGGGCGGTTCAACTTGTTCACAATGCGACTCACCAAATTGTGCCCCTCGTCCACGATTACTACAGAGTTGTCGAAGGGATTCGATTCCCCGCCACCATAATGCTCCAACTTTGACATGAAATTGTTGGCGTTGTAATTAATATTCCTGTATTTTGCCTTTATCATCTCGTCGATTTGGTCCTCTATTTCCTCATGTTGCTCTTTTGTCAAATTGTCAAAATTCGATTCTTTGTTCACATTAACCATCCAGACGCCGCCTTGCGACCTTACGAATTCTTCGGTTAATGACATGATGATTGCTAAAGGTTTAACATGTTGCGGTTCCACCTTGGTGTTCACGAATTCCCAGAACTGGTTTTTTTTGTAAAGAGGGTCGCCGCATTTCTTCAATTCGCTCATGTAGTTCATGCTCAAAGAGGCAGGCGTCAAAATGAAAACAGGGCGGTCCGATTTCATTCCTTCGGCAATGGCGATAGAGGTGCACGTTTTGCCGGATCCTAAACCATGATAAATCAATAGACCCCTGTATGGACTGTACAAATTGAGGTAATCACTGACGATTTTTTGATGGGTAAGGAGTTCGAATTTGGCGCCCTCTTTCCGGAAGTCGCAACTAACATCGTCGTCGGGTTTCATCAATTCTGCCTTATGAGGTTTAAACAGGTCTGCAAGTTTCTGTTGGAAAAGACGACGATTGTTCATGTAATAACTGGACGCCTTTAATACCTCTTTTCTGCGTGGAGGCATGCGTTTCTCTATTGTCTCATCCCCGATCATGATTTCATCGATGTTTCCTTCGAAAATGATTTTATTTTCCTTGTATGGTGCTTTTGGTTCCTTTGGAACCTTGGGACCTTCAATTACCACCTTTTTGACAGGTTTCTTTTCTTCTTTTTCTTTCTTCTCTATTTCCTCTTTTTCTTCTTCCATGAGTTCTGCAATTGTGGCAAATGCACGAGATTCTTTTACTTCCTTGGAAACAGGACCTTTTACTTGTGCAGGCACTTGTGCAGGCATTTGCACAGACGCTGTTGCAGGTCCTTGAACTTTCATTAAGGTTTTCAATCTTGCCATGATAATATCTCTATCGAGCGTGGTTTCATCTCGTCTGTCAACAATGAAATCTTTTGTCGGTGCTTGTTCAGAAAGAACATCGGTTCCTTTGAACAAAGGATGCGACGCATTTGCTGTTGCATCAACATGTTCTCTCCCAAATAATACCTTTATTTCTTTTGGACCTCTTACAATAGGTTTGTGTTTTAATGCAGCAATATTCATACACCTATAATATAAATAGCAAGAAAATATATATAGGTTTTTATTTCATCAATATATATATTTTATGATTTCCTCCCTAAGAATTGTAAAGACCACAAATGTATTTGCTATTCCATTTCGCAAATACACTTTGTTTCAAATTATGAACCAACCCAAATTTTTGCCAGGTCCGATAAAGGAACCAGTTGTTAAATTTGCGGAAAATGCAAAGGAAAAGACAAAGGAAGATGTGTTCAAATGTCTTTCAACAAATTCTTCAACGCCTCATTGCAAGCAATTTGTTCTGCCTTCTTTTTCAACTTGTGCTTGCCCTCGCCCAAAAAAATGAACGCCTTGGTGTGCTGCGACATATACTCGTGGATGTCCTGGAAACTGGCAAATTTGCTGTAATGCACCGAATTTGCATGAACCAGTCCAAACACCGGTTGTCCTAAACACAAATACACGCCCATGTGGTATCCCGTATCCATATGTTGCTCGGTCACTTCAATGTATTCGGGCGTCACTTTGAATTCCCGCTGTATCTTCACCTGCAAAATATTTTTGTAATTGTCGTCGGTGCGCACCAGATTAATCCAATCCACATGTTTGTTAAACACGCTGTCTACAAAAATCTGCGCAAACTGGAACCCGGGACCGCACAAAAATGCGTTGCTGAACCATCCTGCCTCATCCTTCACATCAACCTTGTTAAAATCCATGAAAATCGCACCCAAAAATGCCTCAAACACGCACCCCAATTTCTTCATGTTTGTCCGGATTTCTTTCTGCTCGGCGTGCTTCGAAAGTATCACCCATTTATGTAGACCCATTTCATACGCCATTTTGCCGATTGCCTCGTTTTTCACTAGTGCAATTTTTTTCTCAGTCATAAACCCCTCAGGTTCTTTAGGAAAACGCTGATACAGAATCCATTTTGTGATGCATTCTAGAGCACCGTCGCCCACAAATTCCAGGCGTTGGTTGGATAAAGTGTAAAGCGGTAAACAATTGTCCGGTTTAGGAACAATTTTTATATTTTTGGACGCGTTTTCCACGTCAGGGCGGCGAATATAAGAATCGTTCACAAAGGCGCGCTGATAAAGTCGAAGATTGGTGATGGGCGCATCAATTCCATATGCGCGCAGAATTCTTTCCACTTCTTCCTTTTGTATTTCCTTATTTAGGGGATTGTATGGGTCCAAAATGTAGACGTCTTCACCCTTTTCGTTTTTTTCAATTCGGATATCATCATCCGAATTGAAAATTTTGCTGTTGTTTCTGTTTGACATTGTATTTGTGTTTTGTTGTATATTGTTTATAAACGTCATTTCTATAAATTGTTTTGAAAACTTTTGTTTTGGTATTATATAAAATGTCAACCTTACACGCAAGAGCTCGAAGCAAGTCATCTTTAATTAACAGCAATCAAGGAGGAGGGGTCAAGAAAGCAGGTCTTTTTCCCTCTGTTGGAAAGGATTCATGGACCAATGTTGCTTATGGAATTACACCTGGTCACTGCTCCCTGACACTTGCTTGTGTTCAGACTGCCAGAGGACCCATTGCTTGCGCGTCGCGCCCTGTTGGAAGCAGCAGTGTGTTTGTTCCTTACTTCAAGTGTTAACGAGGGTGGAATCGATGAGCAACCAGAGGTTGCTCCACGTGTAACTTCCTTCGGAAGTTATACCCTCGGCTCCGATTAGCGTTGCTCGGTCCTACGGACCTCCCTAACGCGGTATAAAAGCATCACGAATCCTATTATCCCTGTGTCAAACACATGGATAATTGTTTATTTGTCTATTGCACCCGTCTGGTGCCATTTTGTTTTTTACTCGGCATAATCCACGCGCGCAATGCATCCACCGATCGCTCGCCTTCATAGTACTCCACAATTGGTTTTATGTTTTTACCTCCTTTGCCGCAAATCTTTACAATCGTCGGAAATCCTCTAACATCAATATCCTTTTTGCAAATATTTCTCAGTTTGCCCATTTTTTCTTTCATCTCCGATTCCTCTATCTCTATCATGGTCACATTTTTGTTTGGATTCATCAAGTTTTTTAGTTCTGCCCACACAGGATGCAAATCCTGACAATGTCCACACCAATTGGCATATATTTTGCAGACAAGTGTATAACCATTTTTCTTTTTCAGTTGGCGTTTTTGCGTTCTGTTTTTTCGATACATCTATAATAATTACTGATAAAATATATCATATTTGTATAAGGAATAAATATATTCAATGGACAGAAAAATAATACTACTTACTTTTTCATTTGTGGCATTTTTAGCAGGTTTGTATTTTTATCTCACTTTTCATGAAACGCGCAGATGTGCCAGAGGTCACGATTTTAAAGGAATAGAGGGTCTTTCTGGACGCAAAAATGTGTCGCCCGGAACCAGTTGCCCCGATATGTTAGTGCGCCGCGGCAAAGTCCTCCTTCTTTACAATTCCAATCTACCTGCTAAAGCAGGCGAGAATCCGTTGCCTTTTTTCAATTTGGATGAATATGTAAATTATTTAGAAATACAGAAGAAAAAAGGACCCTTGTGTCCGGTCTTGTTCCTACAGTATGAAAATGACGCCCAGGGCAATGATGTCTATCGCATTCGTCCTAGTCCATTCATGATGACTGGACCTTTGCCCCAAGATGCTGGCGTGGATCCGGCACTCTTTGTGAGTAATTTTGACCCAACAAAAGTTCATGCAATTGACGGCAAACCCATCAAAATTATTGATGGCAATAGAGACAACTCGCCTTTTAATAAAAACATGTATGCCGGGTTTGATCCCCAAGGTCTACACAATGGTGAATACACGGAATTGGACGCCATCCACGATTCCACTTCCTATGGTAAAGATGTGAGCGAGAATCCGATGGATTCTAATTGGGGTGGACCACAAACGACGGAGCAGTCGGTGAATGCGGGCAACTACATTGACCGATATGTGGCAAAACCGCTTTATTTTACACCGAAAACAAATTATTTGCCCGGATTTGGACCTCTTCCGCCAAGTGAGGCGCCCGACTACCTTAAACCGAGGTATGAATAAAGGAAACCAAGGTTAAGTATCTGGCGATGCCAGATACGGGCGGTGGCACCTTCAGTGCCACTTATGTCCTTTTGATCCTTCCTTTTGATCCTTCCTTTTGATCCTTTCTGTAAGAGGAACCTAATGTAAACACGCAAAAGAATATTCACCCCACATACACAGTGAGTGAATACACATGAAGCAAGACAACCTTCTTTGACTCCTTTGGATCCTTTTACTTTTTCTTGATGTTTATCTTGAGATAAATAAGAAACATTGTTTACTATTGATGTTTCCAATATTTTTATTACACCTTTTTACATTTCAAACGCCGACTCTTTGAGTCGGCATCTTTTAATGTGAAAAGGCAACTGTTACTTTATAACCGATAAATTGGAGAGCATCTTTGATGCTCCATGTGTAACTGCTACCCGAAGGGAGGCAGTTATTCCTTTGTTATATTCAATAATTCTGCGAAGCAGAATTATGATATATAAATCGGCATTTCAAAGGTTAAAAGGTGTAAAAACATTTTAGACAGTTGCTGTGCTGATAACTATATTAAACATTGGTTGCAGCACATATAAAGATTCTCCCACTATAAGTAGTAACAAAAGCATATTGACCGTTTTTAGATATTGCAATCGCGTTTGTTCCATTTCCAGTGGTTGCACTAGTAACAGTCCAATCTACACCATAATTACTTGAATATGCAATATTTGCATTTCCAATTGCAAATGTGCAGTATTGTCCGGAATCAGACATTGATGCACTACCCCAGTTTGCTGATGTTGAATTTGATGCAATCCATGTTACTCCAAAATCATTTGAATAATATATTTTATCATTAGTCTGTGCACCAACAATGGCATATTTTCCAGATGCAGACATTGCACAACCACTTGTTCGGATTGATTGTAGTGAAGCAGAACGCGTCCATGATACTCCATTGTTGCTTGTGTAATATACACCAATAGTAGAACTTGTAAAACCAGTTGTAAATATTCCATATTTTCCAGTTGATGAAAGTGCCATATTATAAGAAGCAACACTTGGATTCGGAGATGATAATGTCCAAGTTGCACCAAAATCACTCGAATAATATGTGGAGCCGGTTAATACGGCACCGGTGTCTTGATTTGCAATAGCGTATCTTCCAGAACTAGAAATTGCGACTGATAAAAACCACCCAGTCACAGATGTTGACAAATTCCAAGTTGCTCCATAAGTACTTGAATAAAATATTCTACCTGTTGAGTTGTTTTGACATGCAACTGCATATTGTCCTGTATTAGACATTGAAATGCTATACCAAGTTGTTGGGGCAGCAGTATTATCGTTGATTGTTGCTATTGCCCAATTCACGCCAAAATCACTTGAATAATATACTGAACCAGTTCCACTTGTGCATGCAACCAAATATTTACCATCATTAGAACATGATATTCCACTCCAAGAACGAGGTTCTCCAGTGGAGGTCCATGTTTTGTATTTGTACAAAGGTTCAAACACTTCGGTTAAATCTTGTGAAATTTTTGTGGTTGATGTGTTGACAGAGCGATATATTTTGTCATTAGAAATACACCCAATTGCATATTGTCCGGAACTTGATATTGACACTGACGTCCAATATGATATTGCTGATGTGGAAACAGTCCATGATTGTCCATAATTATTTGAATAATATATTCGACCGTTAGAAACACTCCCAATAGCATATTGTCCGGAACTTGATATTGAGATTGACTCCCAATATGTTGACATTGATGTGGAAATAGTCCATGATTGTCCATAATCATTTGAATAATATATTTTGCCAATATTAATACACCCAATTGCATATTGTCCGGAACTTGATATTGACATTGAAAACCAAAATGCTGATGCTGATGTGGAAACAGTCCATGATTGTCCATAATCATTTGAATAATATATTTGACCATTATAAATACACCCAATTGCATATTGTCCGGAACTTGATATTGAGACTGACCTCCAATTTGCTGATGCTGATGTGGAAACAGTCCATGATTGTCCATAATCATTTGAATAATATATTTTACCGCCATAAATACACGCAACAACATATTGTCCGGAACTTGATATTGAGACTGACCTCCAAAATGTTGATACTGATGTGGAAACAGTCCATGATTGTCCATAATCATTTGAATAATATATTTTGCCATTGCTATTATAAATACACGCAACAGCATATTGTCCGGAACTTGATATTGAGATTGACTCCCAATATGCTGATGCTGATGTGGAAACAGTCCATGATTGTCCATAATCATTTGAATAATATATTTTGCCATTATAAATACACCCAATTGCATATTGTCCGGAACTTGATATTGACACTGACTGCCAATTTGCTGATGCTGATGTGGAAGCGGACCACGATGCACCGGTATTATATTGCAAAATGGGTGTTGTGAATCCACATGCTGTTATTGTTCCAGAAACTCTAGAAAATGTGTTTGCATTTATATTTTCACCAATGTCGGTTCCAGCAATCCTATAACCTGTTGCAACATTTCCGTAGTAATCATTATTGTCTGTGTTAAATAATTGATTAAATCCGGTTCCGTTTATTTGATAATTTGCTAATGACATATACATTTGTTGCCGATTAAAAAATCGGGAACAAAAAC